TTACACTGGGTGTCCTGGATGAGCATGACACGGCATTGAACGGATGACTGCGATCCTCCGGATCCATTGTATCGAGAGGTCCCCTTGATCTGGATACTCTTGATGGTCGCCTTGCGACCAACACGGGTTGACTCCGTCACCCCTTGTGGGATGAGATCGATCTGTCCGGTTGCTGCGGTTGCACCGCATTCCGCTGTCGCATCCAATGGAATGGAGAGTGCGGTATCGAAGAACTTGAGTTCAGCCTTCGGGCCTGTGAACCTACCGTAGTATCCTCCGGTACGATTGTATCTCTGATATGCTTGCGTCTTCTTGAAAGACGGTGACGCATATTCGTCAGTCCGGGCCCTCTTCGAGGGTCCTGAATCGACTGACATCTTCCTCTTCTGAGGTGCTTTCGCCATTTTGTTTCACAAAATTTACCTTTAAAAAAATTGGCATTTTTTTGTGGTAATGCAGTTCTTCGAACTGCATACAATGGTATTACATACCATTGTCAGGGTATGGTCATACCCTGGGTGAACGGACGCCGTTCAATCCTTAACTCGGACGTCGCGACACTGTGTCGCTATGTTACCTCGTACCTCCACGAACGCATTGGCACGCTTACTCGTGGAGGCTAACTGGGGGCTTCGCGAGCTCGCTTCGCATCGCTCTTGGGCCGTCGCTCCACTCGCTCACGCGAGCTCCGCTATGGCCCGCTTATGCTTCGCATAGTAGTTACCCCCACATCCTACGTAAACACGCCCTAATTCGGGCATGTCCTAATCTTCGTCTGTGTGGGGCATGTCCTAATCTTCGTCCGTGCGGGGCACTACCTAATCTTCGTCCATGTTGGCTTGTTTTATCATTGTTGTTTTTCATTGTTTAAAAATCGTTTTAATGCTCCAAAACTTCGCTTGATATCAGCTCACTCTGTTCACTGTAATCAAAGGATGCTGATGCATCGGTTGGCTGTGGAGTCACAGGCCTAAACCTCTGCATTCTTGCGGGGGGATGCTCATTCTCTTCGTCCATGATCATCTGGATGGTGGCTCTTGCCTCTTCAATCTCGAGACTCGACCTGTCGAGCCAGTCCCTGGCCCTGACGGGTCTCACCGGCAGGACTGCCGGTACAATCGCATTCGGAACGAATGGATTACCTGCTGGGAAATGCTTAAACAGACATCTCCTCCTCACTGCGGCTGCAGTAGTAGGATCGTCTGCCCAAATCTCCTCCGGAGTGTAGTTGCTGGTCACAACTACCTTGAGCGGTCTGATCTGCACTGTCGTGCCTTTCATCTCCGCTGGAAAGCTGTACCTATCGGTCCATCTTTTCACAAACGTGGCCAGCACTTTGTGATTAAGATCGAAATCGTCGATGATGACTACGTCCTCATCACGGTATCCGTCCCACCACTTGTTGCACGGTTTATCGTAAAACCCACCCGGATGTTCCATCCTTGCTGTTGACGACTTACCTGTTCCCGGAGGGCCGTAATACCAGTGGCCTGTGGTATAAGGAAGATCTTCGATCTTCTGAGGATTGTCTTGCGCAATCCTCTTAATTGATGATTGATACCGCAGAAATACGCCAGGGTCGATCTCGTCGAACTTGCGCTTCTTCGCTAGGTCTACAACCCTTGCATAGTCATGCGTGGGTCCCCCACGTCCTCCTCGGGCTGCGCCCGTAATCTTCCCTGTCTCCTTGAAATCTGCGTCTTTGCCGTAGTTCGGACCTTCTGTGCGAAGCTCCTCCCATTCGGCATGGCTTTGCTTACCTTTTTTGCAGTACTCTGCGGCCTGCTTCGCAGTTCCGTTGCAAGCAACGAGGTTTGCACGAGGCAGCAGCCTCGACAAGGCTGACATTCGTTTCCCGTCCTTCAACTGGATGAAGCCTTGTATGTGGGGAGTCCCTGCCTCCCCCACCTCATTTGCAAATACTGTGTAATTGCAAATAAGGGCAATGCTTTCGCATTGCTGACGATCCAACTCCGTTGGATTGTTGATGGTAACCATCCAATAGCGCCTTGCGCTACGGATGGTTTCGGCATGGCGAGCCACAGGTGTTTCTGTGTTTGTTGAGTTAGTGGTCATATCAAATGTTGATATCTCAACTGTTGATATTGCCTTATATATCTGTAAAAATGTGTGAATTTTTTAAGTCATGGTTTTCAAAAAATTTCAAAAAATTTCATTTTTTTTATTTTTTTTTGTTTCAAAAATTTTTGACTTTTTTTTGTCAGAAATTTTTATGGTACGCGGTATGGTATATTGGGGAATGAAGGTAATAATGGAAAAGCCATTATGTTATAATGTTTTTCGCTTCATTCCCCAATTATACCATACCATTTTTTTTTTCTTAGCCGTCGTTCTCATTCGTTCACACGAACTCCACTATGGCCGCTGTATGCTATTGGTATGTGTGATTTTATGGTATTACATATTTTCGTTTTCACAAATCGGATTGCCGTCTTCTCTTTTTCTTTAAAGATCACTGAAACGAACTCTTGCGTTCGCGGTAATGGTGACGGTGTCATCGTGGTTATCACCAGCGGCTCCATATGCGAGGAAAATGTGGTTTGACCTCAACTCACCGAGTGCCCCGGTGGTCGAGGAAAACTCAAGGGGGATATCACAACGCAAGTAACAGCTGAAGTCCTTGACGTCACTGTTCCATGCTGTCGACACACCAGCCATCGGGGTGTGGTTCCAGTTCCACTCCTTCAACACCTTGAATCTGTGGGAATTCTCGATGTTGCGAAGTGCGTGCGGTGCGACAGTTCCGTCATAAATGTCGGCCCATGTACCCTGAGCTCCATTACACTGGGTGTCCTGGATGAGCATGACACGGCATTGAACGGATGACTGCGATCCTCCGGATCCATTGTATCGAGAGGTCCCCTTGATCTGGATACTCTTGATGGTCGCCTTGCGACCAA